TTTTTTTTAAATTATGTTCATCTGAACAATCTTTTATACAATTCCAAATTTGATTAGTACTTATATCTATTACTTTTTTAGCACAAGAACTTTTACCTCCTCGAAATCTAGTATTTTTAAACATTGGATTGTCTTTACCAAATTTAGGTTTTAATTTTGTTGGTTTACCATACATTCCATTATTAATTCCTAAATTTTTACCTTTTAAAGAATTACTAATTTTTTGTTTTGTTTCTGCTGACAAAATACATCCTGGTGAACCGTCTCCACCATTAGTTAAATTAACTAATGTTCCAAGACCTAAATCTTTACGACCATATAAAGATATTAAAAATTCTTCTAATTCTTTAGCTTCTTCATTAGAAATATTATTATAGATAATCTCTATTTCATATTCTGTTTTATTGATAATATTTTTCCAAAAAGAAGATCTTCCTGATTTTTTATTACTTCTTAAACCTGATGCTTTTCTTTTATTGGAATCTAATTCAATACCTATATAAAATATTTCATCGGTATCTAATCTTCTGTGTCGATATACTAATGCCATTATTATTCATTTCTCGAATCTAATTGAATTTTAGATTCTAAATTTTGAGGTTTATAGTCACGTAGACATAATTCTACAGCTCTATCTAATATTTCTTCATGTATATGTGAATCTAATTCACATGTTTGAGGTAAAAATTGTCCATCAATAGTTAACCCTTCACCTGGAAAAGCAGTATTTAAATTTTCTAATATAATAGGTTTTGGATATTTTAAATATCTTATTTTATATTCTAAAGATCCTGTTACATTATACGGTGAGACAATTTCAACAACTTTTACATTATTTAATTTTGAAATATCTAGTCTCCATGCTACACTACCATCAGGTGTTTTAAAAGGATTTCTAATTTGTACATTAAACTCGTCATAGGTGACAGGTTTAGTAGTTATTGTTGAACCATTAAAACAATCTGAAGAAGTAATTTTAACTTGTTCATTAACAATTAAAAAAGTATCTTCAGGTATAGGATAAAATCTAGCACTTGCGTGTATCTTAGTATCATTATTTATTGCAGTCGTAGTAGAATAAGGTTTAATTAATTCTTTTAAATCTACTCTTCTTTTTTCAGATCCTTCAAAACCTTTTTGTTTTCTATTACTAGCAGGGTCATAATAATTTTTAATTATCTCTAACTGTGCTTTAGTCAAATAAACAGATTTTTCATAACTGTCAATTCCTGGAGCAGATTGTGTAGCAATAGCATTATATAAGATATCAAATTGATTTGAAAATTCTTGAACTGTCATAATTATTTATCTAATTTAGCTTCAATAATTGCTCGTACTTCTTGATTCTTTGGAGCATCTAAATATCTAACAGCATTATCAAATGTTGCAATTTGACCTGGTGAAGATAATTCTAAACCATCTGCAGTAGAATATTTATTTCCTGAAATTTTAATAATACCTGCATCTACAGCTTTATTAATTAAAATTTTAGTTTCGTAAGAAGCATCATTAACTACACTTACAAATAATGAAGGCATTGTGTCAATATATTCTTCAACTTTAGTTTGTAACCATTTTAAACTAGAATCTTTAGAAATAGGTTTATTAGAAAGTAATTTAAGAACCCCTAAAAGTTTATCTTTATCGTCTTCAATTTTACCATAAAGTTTGAAAGCTTCTTTTTTAGAATCATATTTTTGTTTTTTCTCATTCAATTCTTCATCAGAACGAGTAATAACAAATTCATATGAACTTTTTCTATTTCTTTCATCCCAAGATGGTGCAATATCATCTTTATATTTTTCAAGAAGTTTAACTGAAATATAATCGAAAGGATTGCTTAAATCAAATCTATTATTTTCACTTTCTTTATATAACGATACAATAAAGGTTTTCCAAAAATCTCCGTAAACAGATAAATTTGTACCTGTTACTTTTTCTAAATATTCTTTTTCATTTTCTGTTAAAATATTAGTAATTCCACCATTTCTTTGAAGTGGTGCTGAAAACTTTTTAACTGAACCTATTAACATACCACCTGAAATCACATGGTTATCATCTACATTTGCTGCCATTCCTCTTTTACGTGGAATGTGTTTTACAATTACAATTTCATTAGGTAAAGTAAAACTTGATTTTTCTAAAGTTGTTTCTGTATTCTCTTTTTTCATTTCTCCCGATTTTAAAAATAAGGGGAGTTTAAGGTACTCCCCAATAACCTATTTATTATTAGTCTATGATTGCAGGTTTTAAAGTTGCAGTACGACCTGGATCGATTACTAATGCTCCAATACCTTCACAAAGTGCAGTGATTGTTGCAGAATCTTCCATGTGTTGCATAACTCCACCTCTACGTCCTGTAAACGGATCTCTAATACCAGCTTTGTAACCACGAAGTTCATCAGAACCACGTACTTTTACTTTTTGGATATTAGGCTCTTCCATTGCACCAATGTAAAGAATGTCGTAACGATAAGACTCAGCTACACCACCAGATGGGTGCATAACTTTATTTCTTACTTTATCATCATACATTGGGTCAACTTCTAACATTACATGAATGTTGTTAGGAGCTTTCCATTCTGTGAATTGGAATCCTGCAGAGTATGCATTTGAATGGAATTTAGAAGTAGTTTTTTGAATACCATGTGTGTTAGTATTATCAAAACCAATTGCTTGCCATCCAGAAGCTTCTTGTGTTACAGCTCTGTGGAACTGAGCAGCTCCTCTTTCACCTGTACGTAACATGAATTTTCTTTCACCCCACTCAAGTTTACCTTCTGATAATTCATAAAGCATATCTTCAAGTAATCTAATAGAGAACAAGTTGTAAGTAACTGTATTAGATACTTCCATTTGCTCACGAATACCTGAACCTGCTTTAATTTCAATATTTGAATTACCTTTATTCAAGTATCTACTATTTTCATCACGTATTGGTTTTACCAAACTATAACTGTTTTAGATTTGATACGAGTATAATTGTTTTTACAAACTGCCAGTAAACTTCTTGCATCCAAGTTACTGATTTGTGTACTTTACCGTTGTCATCACGAGTTTCAATACCTGAAAAATAAACTGGCTCAACTTTACAGTCAATCATTTTACCAGAAACTTTATGTTCCATACGAATAGATGTAACAGAGTTTCTTAGTAAGTAAGGAGATGTAAATTGAATTCCAGCACCTTGAGTAGATAATTCATCTTCAACAGGAGCACCCTCAATAGAGAATCTTATTTCCTAGGTAAAAATTCATCACCTGGAATACCATTTAATGTTTCTTGACCACCAAATACTTCAACAGTATAAACATAGTTTTGACCTTCTTCAAAAGGTTCATCGATAATACGTACTTGATACAAATCTGGTCTATGTCCTGCAATTAAATGCATTTTAGTAAACCATTTTTCTCCAAATACTAATTCAAAAGTTGCACGAGCAGCTCCAACTCCAGTTGTAGCACCTGTAACAACAGTACCATTCCAACGAGCTTCAACAAGAGGAATGTTTCTTTCTTCACTTCCTACAACTTTCCACATAAAGTCATCTGCTGTTTCTAATNTTTTTTCAGGGAATAAAGATAGAGTTGTATCTAAATTTTTCATTCCTGAATTTTGTAACAATACAGTTGTGATTTTAGTAGCCATTTGAGGCTTAGAACCAAATATGGCTCCAATGTGATTTTTCAAAGTTAAACCTGACCAAGCTTGTCCTTTGATCATTGTAAATTTACCTAGATTCATAGTTATTATTTAATTATTTTATTTGTTTACAGAACAAGTTCATCCCCCATACCACTATAAGAATTACCGTCTTGTAAAAAAGAAGGTACTCCATTATCTTTAACAGGTGTTCTACGGATTGCTGTTTCTAAATCTTTAATTACTTTAGATTTAGTATTTGATACAATATTGTTAAAGTTTTTGAATCCATTAGTAAGTGTATATAAATAATAAAGTTTTAAATCAAACTCTAGAGGATTTTCTCTACGAGATTTCATTAATTCATTTTCCATTTCACCTGTCGTAGGATCTTTACTTACAACATCATTCATAGCTTTATAAACTCTATCTTGGATAGCCTTGTTTACAGGTAGTCCTTCAATAAAAGATTTTGAATTATAAAGACTTTCTTTAATTTTATTTTGTAAAGCTTCATTTTCTTTTTGTTCTTGAATAAGTCTTTCTTTATAAGCAAGTTGTTCTTGTTCAATTCTACGTTCATTAAAAACCTTTAATGACTCTAAAGATTCTAAAGCTTCTTCTAAAACCATTTCTTCACCTAAATCAATAGTCTTATTTAAAAGTCTATTTACTTTAGCTTCAGGTAAACCCTGGTTTAAATAATCTTGTTTGATAATTTGTTTTGCCATTTCAAGATTATCTTTTAAATAATCTTCTGTAATTTCAGATAAATCACTTAATTGAGCTTTACTTTGAGCAATTGTATCAACATCAATATTTTCTAAATATTTTTGTAATCTTAAATCAGCCTGTACATCAATTTCTTTTTTAAAAGCTTCTGCTAAATCAGCAGGACTTTTAACATCTATAGAAGTGGGATCCAGTGAGGGTAGTAATCCTTCTTCATGAAGGACACTAAACAGAGAAGAATACAGGTTGGGAGAGTTGTCTTTTTCACCCTCACCTTCATCACCTACTTCATCCTCGCCTACTTCCTCTGAACTTTCGCTCTCGTCGAGATCTTTATCATTGTTGTCAGATTGATCATCTGTGTTATCATCTTGTGATTCATCATTATCTTCATCTTCATCTTGTTCTTCCGTAAAAGAAGCAAAAGGATTATCTTCATAATTTAAATCAAAATTAGAATCTCCGAAAAGATCCATTTCAAATTCGTTTTCTTCCATAATTTCTCCCTGTTTTTATTATAAAATACAAATATACAACATTTTTATTAAAAATGCAAATATATTTTATATTTTTTTCATTAATATTCATTTCTCTAATAGCTAATTGCTACTTTTTTTCTTTATTCTAGATATAGAATTAGATTCTTTTTTAAGTTTTACATTATCAACATGCTTTTCCATATCTTGTTGTAAAGCTTTCATTTTAGCAATATAATCATTTTTAACTTTTTCTTTATTCAATTCATGTTTTTCTAATTCAAGAGGATCTAATATACCATCATCTGTTGTTTGCTCTGTTCCTTTAGTTAACTCAGCAATATAAATTTTAGTTTCATTATCACGAATATTTTTAGTATCTTCTAACTGAAGTTTCATTTGTTCCATTTGAACCATTGCTTCAGTTTGTTGTTGCATTGCTTCGTTTTGAGCTTGAGCTTGTTGAGCTTGTTTTTCTTCAGCTTCTTCAATCTTACGTTTCATATCTAAAATAGATGGTGACATATATATATCTATAACTGTAGACATAGCACCACCGTTTTGTAAATATGCTTGAGCAAGTTGTTTCATCATTTGATCTAACTCAATTGTTTTAGGTGAACTAGAAGTTAAAATACCATAATCACATTCAGCAAATTCATCACCGTCTAAATTAAGAATTTCAATAGTTTGATCATCTAATATATATTGTGTTTTTAAATTATTACCTTTTAGTGCATATTTAGCAGTTTCAAGAAAAGCATCTAATACTCTAATTTTAAAGTTTTCATGTAACATAAACAAACCTTCAGTAATGTGACTAGACTGATTTACGGAACGTTCTACACCACCAACTGTTTCTCTATTAGATATTTGACCTTCACGTTGTTTACTAACACCACAAAGTTCACCCATTTCACCTTTAATAAATTCAAGCATTTGAAGATGTTGTTGGATATAATTTCCAGTTTCCATATCAATTGAACTTGATTGACCATTATTAAAACTACCAGCAAGTTTACCTGTAGCCGCACCTTGATTACCTTCTTTAAATGAATCTCTAAAAGCAATCTTATTAACTACTGCAAAGTGTAACCATTTTTCTATTTCCCATCCATCAGGAATACCAGCTAAGTCAATATTTGCAATTTTACCATTAATTNNTAGCAATAGCTTTATTAAGTCTATCCCACATAGCATCATACATATATTGAGAGTTTTTAACTCTATCCATTAAAGATACTGCTCGTCCTTGATTAGTATTATAAATTTGACCTATAATACCAGGGTGACAATAAGAAGGATTATTTAATCTGTTATATTGAACAGGTCTAGGTCGCATATTAACATAAATATCTTTACCTATCTTAACACCTTCCCACCATTCATTAACCCATAAATCTGTTGATTCTTCACCAAGTTCTTTAACAGGTATATATTCTTCAGACATTATTTTATATTGTTCTTCACCAAACTCATCATAAAATTTAACTTTTTTAATTAGTTTAAGTGATCTCCACATTACTTTAAGTACACGTATATTACCGTGTTCATCAGTAAAGTTATTGTTAAACACATGTCCGTTAATCTCAGCAAAATCTAATACACCATCAATCATATGATTACCTTCCAAACCATCTCTTAACAATACATGATTGTTTTGATCGTCTGTATAAGAACCATTAGAACTTACAGTAGTATATTCTAAAATAGCATCTACATCTTTAGCTTTAAGTTGATCGTGATATACATCAATACAATAAGCTGGACTCCAATAATCTTCTATAATTATAATTGAAGAATCTTCAACTTTATCTGAATTACCAGAACGTACTGCATGTACTTTTAAAGGATTTAATTTAATAAGTACAGGTTCATTATGAATAATATCAACTTGTACAATTTCTTCTGCGAATAACAAAGCATCTTTAAAACAATTATTAAAGATTAAATCAAATTTTTGTTCTTTCCAATAATGTCTTAAAATTTGATTAGCCATCTTTTCTCTAAGATCTTGCCATTCATATTTTAAATATTTTTGAAGATCTTGCATTTTAGCATCAAGTTCTTCATCTGCATAATTAGCTTGTAAATATTCAGTTAATTTCTGCATTATAAATTCTTTCTTAGCTGTTTCTTTTTTACTTACAGCTTCAGGGTTAGTAACAATTACTGACCAGTCAAATCTTCTTTTAACTTCTTCACCTACTAACAAATCTATTTTAGGAACAGCTATTGCATGGTGAGGAATATTGTCTGGAATAAAAGAAGCATCTAAATGATGTGGATTTACAACATTAGCCATATCTCTCACATCAACTATCCCATTGTATAAATTTAAATTTGTAATTTTATTTTTAAGAGTATTTCTTACACGCTCACTATTATAAAATGAAAATTTATCTGCATAATCTACATTATCTTTTCGCCATTCTTTAGTCTTCTGTTTATAAGAAAGTCTTTGTCTTGGTAAAGTTAAATTATTTATTCTCATATGATATTTTTATTAAACTTACTAATATACAAAATTTTTATTAAAATTCCAAATAAAAAGTAAATTATTATTTAATATTTAATTTTTTCTAATAGCTTATTACCTTCTTTATCATTTTTAAAATTCTTTGTAAAAAATGGATCTGAAGCTAACTTACTACCCTTATTAGTATCATTTAATTTTGTAGATTGTATTCTTTTAAATCTATCTTCTCTAAGTATAAATAACATACCTGCAGCAGACACACGGTCAAAGTTACCATCACTATTCCAAGCAATACATTCTTGTATATAAGGAATACTTCTAAGATAATGCATGTTTAATTTAGGTTCTTCTTCTGTAGATTGTACAGATTTAGTTAACATCCACTCAGCTTGAAGTTGTCTACCCCATTTATTAATATTAGCATTAGCATGTGTACCTTTAGCTTTGTTACCATATAGATTAGTAGCTTTTACCATATCCATATCTTTAAGTATTTGAGGTACATCAGCTAAGTAGTGAAGACAATTCTTAGAATCAAAATAAGAAAATAAACCTTTCAAGTTACTTTCATAATTTGCTTCAGCATTATAAAATTTAAGAAGTCTTAAACATATCTCATAAGCATCAGTAGTTAATCTAGGTCTACCTGAATATTCTGCTACAATAGTATCTGTAAATGTATCTAATACTAAAACACTAAANNAAGATTTACCTGTATCTGAATCAATAGGGTCAATACCAGCAATATATCTACCTCTAGTTATTTCTCCATGACTATTTTTACGAGGTCATTGTAAATATTTCTACAGCACCTGTTTTATTAGTATCTGATGAATCATATGCTACTTAAAGGATTACATATCACTATTAGGTTTCCATTCTACTCCACCTTGACTATTTACAATCAATTCTCCAGTATAATGTTCAGCTAAAAATGAATCTCTTCGTGGTCCAATACTTTCCAAATATTCTTTTAAATCAGCTACAGGAAATATAGTACCGTCAATACGCATTACTGCTTCTTGTGGTGTAATAGGTTCCTCAGCTTTCTTTTGTGTAATAGCTGATGAATCAGATGAACCATATTTTACTTCATGTCTATCTAAAAGAATTTCCATTAAAGATTTGATAACATCAGGTTCACCATTATTTTGGTCATAACACTCATTTCTATTTAAATAAGCTCCCCAAAAGAATCCACAATTACTTTCACCATTTGTATTCTTATCAAATACATTAGGAATACCATAAATGTTATAAGCATCTGGTTGATAAAATAATCTTTCAGAACCTTCAAATGAAGCTCCTACTGTACCACCTGTACCACCAGCAAGCATATATCCAAATGATACATCACCATCTTCTACAGCTTTTCTATTAACACCCCATGCTTTTTCAAGATTAGGAAATAAACCATCTTCTTCATAATGAATTAAAGGTCCTCTGACACCCCTCGCTTTATCAGGATTATCTTTTAATGATATACCATTCACTGAAGATAATAATCCTCTACGTGAACCATATTCATCTTTATAACCAATTTGTATTTCAAGTGTAGGTTGTGATCTATCTGTTAACCTCATACGAGGTAATGGTGTTGTATCTGCTACCCAGTCTAAAGTATCTACTACTTTACCCCAAATACCTTTATCACCAATAAGGAATGTTTTATCAGACGCTAAGTGAAAGTTTGGATTACCTGAACCTGTATATGTATACATATTACAAGGACTAATACTTCCCATTTTAAAAGAGAAACCTACTCCACGAGTTTTAAGTAGTTTACCGTGTTTACCATTATCTCTACCTTGTTGCATGTAATGATAAAATAAATAATCACCTAACCATGGTTTAGCAAACTTTTTTAAACGTTCACCTTTACTTTTTTTATTAGTATTAACAACAGTAGTTTCCATTTTTTCAGTTAACCATATTGGACTATAATTCCAATAAAAATATAACTGACCTGGTATCCATTCACCATCAGATGGTCTTACAACTCCGTCTTTCCATTTAATTAATTCATCTTTCCAAAACTGAGCATATTCAGATTTAGGATTACTATTAGGAATAAGATTAGTATATCTACCATTCTTATCAAAGAAAATTGCACGTTCTCTAAAGTAGTCCATATCCTCAAGTATATGAGGATTGGTTATATCTACTTGAATTCTACCATCATTGTAAAATTCTGTTTCTTTAGGTCTGTCTTTAGCATAACCTCTTACTTCTTCAGGTGCAATAAGTCTTTGTATAAACTTAACTGAAGATACATATTCTAATAAGTTATCCCAAACTTCTTTGGGAACTGAGTTCTTTAATTCATCTGTTATAGGTGTTTGATATCTATTTAGATTTTTTAATTCCATTCTTGTTCATTTAATACAACTGTCTTAGTTGACAAAATTGTTTTAGCTACAGATACAGCATTTTCTAATGCACATCTAGTAACTTTAAGTGGATCTATAATATTTAAATCAAATCCTATATTTGGTGTTTGATCGTGTAATATACATCCATTATTTTTAATAATTTTTAAAGGTTCAAATAAACAACTGTATAAAGAATCTTCTAAATCTTTTGGATCGAGTTCATCTTTGTAATTTAAGTGAAAAAAACATTTTTTTAATGCTAATCCACCACCTTCAACAATACCTTCTTCTAAAGCACACGCAGTGGCTAATACAGCATCATCATATCTGTCTTTACGTTCTTTCATTTCAAGTTCAGAACCACCACCTACATATATTACAGCTACTTTACCAGTTAACTGTTCAATACGTTTATCTACATATTCTTTATCTGTATCTTTTAATTCTTTACTTAATATCTTTAAATCATCTATTAATGACGTTACATCAATAGTTTCATGTTTAACAAGTAATGAACTGTTCTTAGCTACTTTAATTGATTTAAGCTTACCTAATGACTTCAAAGTTATATGTGCTTTAGGATTAGATATAATTTCTGCTCCTGTAAAGTCTGATAAATCTCTAAGTATATCTTTTCTAAACTGACCAAAACCTGGAGTTTTAATAACACATATACTAATGTTACCACTCAATGAGTGAGCTTCTAACTTTCTAAGTTCTTTATCTGATATATGTTCTGTTACAATAACTAATGACTGACCATTAGTAGCTGCTTGTTCTACAGGTATCTGATAATACTTTAAATCTTCTAATTTACCATCAATTAATAATACATTAGGTTCATCTAAATTACATTCAGCTTTGCGTGGGTCATTAATAAAATTTTTAGAAAAATAAGAGGTAAGTAATTGCATACCATCTACTAATTCTAATTTATCATCAGCTGAGTTACCTTCTTCCACTTTAACTAAATGTGAATAATCATAAGCTTGTTGAATAATATCACCAATCTTAGAATCGTTATTAGCAGAGATAGTTGCTACATACTTAATATCTTCTTGTTTTAATTCTCTTGAATTAGCTTTTAATTGTTCTAATACTTTAGGTATAATTTCATTAAATGCTTTTTCAATATCATTATATTCATAATCAAATAGATTTTCAATAAATGCTGAAGCTAATACAATTGCTGTAGTAGTTCCGTCACCTGCTTGATCTACTTGTAGTTCCGCTACTTCTTTAATTAGTTTAGCACCTATGTTTTCAATAGGGTCTTTAAATCTAATTTGTCTAGCAACAGATACACCATCTTTAGTTATTTTATAAACACCATAATTATCTTTGTCAGGAATAATAACAGTTGCACCATTAGGACCCATTGTAGAACCTACAGCTTGTGCTAACTTTTTAACACCTTCTTTTAATTTATCTTTTGGACTAAATTCTATTTCTCCCATAATATATTTTTATAAACCGTCTTCAAACATTCCTAAAGTACGACTACCTTTAGTTCTTCCTTCCATTTCTTTTTGTTCAGCTACTACTTCTTTATAAGCTGCTTTTAAATCTCTCATAATACCTGGTACTGCTTTTAAAGCAGAAGTAATAGTAGTTAAAGGAGTTACTACACTACCTTTATCGGTTCTTTCTTTTAAAAGTTCATCTGTTGATTCTAAATAGTTAGAAATATCATCTGCAGATTTTAGTGAACTTTTATATAATTTACCTACAGGAGTAATTGTTTTAGATTCATACATATCAATTGCTTCTTGTAAAATCTTATCAATTTTCCATTCTGGTGGTAATCCTACATCTTTTTGAATTTCTTTAGCTCTTAAAGTATTATCTGTTATATAAACATAATCAGAACGTATATCACAATAAAAATAGATAAACAAAACTTCTTTAAAAGCTATTTCTTTTTGTCTACTCTTATCTCTTTTTAATAATGCTTTAAAAGGTAATAACCCCCAGAGAGCTTCGTTCGTCTGGAGGTCATTATTTTTCATTTCAAATAACTTCATTATTTTCTAGGTTTTCTAGCTTTAACTGTAGTTTCTTCTTTAATACATTCTTCTTTACATTGAGTTGCTTTTAAATTTTGAACTGTTATTTCATAAGCTTTTAATTCATTAGAATGTGAATCTTGTTCTTTTTTGAAAAAAATATGAAAATCTTCAAGTTCTGTTTTTAATCTTTTAATATCTCGTTTATATTTTAATACTAAAATTATTGCTACTATAATTATACTTAATGTTATCATGTTTTATTTATTTTATTTATTATCTTAAATCTATTGCCTTAATCACTCTACTATCAACGATAGCATACATTACTTCATTTACTTCAAGTGGATCAATCTCAACTACTTTATATTCTCCGTAAACATTATCAACTTCTGTTTTAACAGTTTTCATTAATTTTTTAATATCTATTAATACTGGTGTACCTGGAACAACTTTTACATCTCCATACTCAATACTTCCAGCAACAACATATTGTTTTT